GTATGGTCAATGGGTTCCGCTGTCTTCTCCCATTTAACCTTTTTGGGTGGGTTCGACTTAAAGTTAAGCGTATCGGGTACACGCAGTACCATAGCCAAATCCGTAATCTTAGACTTGTCTATTTTTAGTTTACGGTGTACCGCCTGTTTCTTGAACAGGTTTGCAGTAACTTTCCATTCCTCGCTAGATACTGTTTCTTTTAATATCCAAGAGGCATGGACTCCATTACCTGAGTTAACGATATTGGGTCTAGGTAAACCCACTTCGTCACAAAAACGTTTTAATTCTGTAAGTGCTTCATGTTGGGTTAGATACCCCTTACCTTCATCAACATACTTTTGCCCACAATCTAAATCTAAGAAAAATCCTTTGTTCCATCCGGCGTTTACCGCTTTCCTATTTTTATTTGTAACAAACTTAGACACACCAAAATAAACATCTAGCTTATCGTCAAGCAGTTTCTGTATTAGTGTTTCGGCATCTGTAATTGTGTCTGCAAAGTATGTAACGGGAGGAGTATCCTTTTTATAACTCGCTATGCAATAGTACCCTGTACCTTCCTCGGGTAGTACCGTAGAGAGAAAAAGATTCCACGAGGTCATTTGTATCCTCAAAATGCGCCGACAATAATCCCGTCAAGCTGGTGGCACCCAGCTATTCAGTTTGGGCTTACGCCCCTTTTTTTAACCAATCAATAAGTTCGGTTACTTTTTTTATGTGTGTTCTACCGACATCGCTTGTACCGCTAAACCATGCGTAAACCGCCGTTCTTGATACCCCACACGTATTAGCTATATCTATTACAGACATACCAAGTTTTATACTCCAACGCCCTAACTGCACGCCTAGCATTTTTTGGTTAGCCTCACGATTTGCTTTTACTATTCTTTGTGAATACCCGATCATAATTTAAGAGGGTACTAGCCCCGCCCAAGCCTAGAGTCGGTAAACCCTAGACCATGGCAAGCACTTTCCCCGTAACCTTTCTTATGCCCAGTCGTCAAGAACTGCGTTGATGTCCTTAGGGGCTTCCGCTTCTGCTTTCTTAGGGGCACGTTTTACTGGCTCAGGGGTAGGTTCAGCCACAACTTGGGGTTGTGCCACAGCTTTTGGCAAAGCCTTAACGCCGTCTACCTCTGCAGGTGTCAAGCCGATAGCAATCTTGGCTTCAGCAGTCTTACCCTTTTCTTGGGAGTTAGCAAACTCATCAGCCTCAAGATACCGCAATGCTCTGAAAGTAAGTTTTGGTGTAGCGCTAGACGTGTCAAAACGCATCTCTGTAACTACAGAAGTTACGGCTACGTTGTTGTTACCTAGCAAGCGAACATAGGCTTCCACAGGCATCTTGCCGTTCTCGCCCTTACCGAATATAGACTGTGCGGGTAGGGTTAATTGGAATACATCGCCTTTTTGGTCGTTCTCAAGCAATACAGCCAAACGACGGCTATAACGGCATGCACGTCCTTTACCACTAGCGTTAGAGCCATCCACGTTCTGTGGGCAGTCCTTACAGGTTTTAGACTGTGGGTTGAGGGATTTGGTGCTAGGAATGATGCCGTCATCAGAGAAGCAGTCAGGCATCTTAACGCCTTGTCCTTCTTTAAATGTAGCCTCATAGAATGAGCGGGAGTTGTATTGGGATGCACCGACAATAATTACATTCATTGCACGGTCTTCGTTCTGTGCTACTTCTTTGCCACCGACCATCATACGGAAGACGCTACCCTTAATAGAGATACGTTTTAGCGTAGACGCTTCACCACTAGGTACATTACCCATGAGGGCTTTAGTCGTAGCATCAACACCACCTTGTAAGTGGGCGGGTAAATTACCTTTTAACAAACTTAATTCGTTACTCATTTACTTCTCCTTTATTAGAAACAGGTTGTATTGCAATTACCATTAAAGCAACATGTCGTACATGTAACCATCTTGCCACCATAACTTACGGTGCTTGTCGTACAGTTTGCATAAACTACACCGGCAAATAAAACACCGGCAAAAGCTACTAATGCTTTTTTCATCTTATTTCTCCTCGGTTGTCGTGTTACAAATTGCTTCAATATCTGCTTTTTTAAAGCGTAATTTAGTGCCTACTTTGAAGTGCGGTAACTTGCCTTCTCTGCACAACACATAAATAGTTTGTCGAGAGACACGTAGTATCTTGGCTACTTCCTCGACTGTCAATGGGGGGTTGTCCAACATTTATTTTCTCCTTACAGTAACTGTGTACTTGTTGTTAACATTCATGCCAACAGGCATCAACGTTGGGTTTTCATCTAAAAACTGCTTCATATTGGTCACACTAATACGGCGTTCCAGAACTTGAGGAATATCATGTTCCATAATGAACTTGTACATGTTGTCCCAATCAGTAGTTTCGTAACGAGTACGCACTGTCCTATACACATTACCAAACTCTGTCCTGATGCTATCCGCACCAATCTCTTTACACATCCGCATTAATTCTGCGGAGATCATATCCATCTGTGCTTCAATCTTGCCGTCTTCTTCCTCATAAGCACGAAGAATCTCAGCACGCTTGTCACGCATTTTTACGTAGGCTTTTACTAACCTATCGGCTTGTGGTTGGTCACTCATTTACTTCTCCTTTTTTGCTACTGTTTTTTATTAATTATACACCTCAACTTAACATTGTCAACTAAGTATTTCCCCGTATAGCGACATTATGTTATGTTGCACATCTTGCTTGCTTTCTAGGGCTTTATATAAGCGTTTCTCTACATAGCTACCTTGTAACCGTATGACTGTGCAGGGGTTTTTCTGTCCGCTTCGATGGACTCGGGCATTAGCCTGTGCGTAAGTTTCATATGAGGTTATGGGACCCCACCATACAATCGTGTTCGCCGCATGTAGCGTTACCCCATGGGATGCGGCTTGGGGTTGAATAATTAACACCCTTGGGTATGGGGTTTCTTGGAACCGTTTAAAAATCTCTGTGCGTTTACCCACCGGCACACCACCATGTATGAGGTCGACCGTATAGCCGTCTTTCTCTAGTGTTTCTCGGATTACCTCGATAGCGTGCCTAAATGGCACAAACACAAGCACCTTATGGCTAGACTCGTCAATGACTTCCTTGAGAACTTTGATGCGGTTAGTGGCATCAAACTCCACTACATCACCTGTATCTGAGTACACAGCTCCACTAGATAGTTGTAGCAACTTGTTTATATTTGCTGCTGCATTAATAGTTGTTATCTCTTCACCGGCGGCTCGTACCAACATCTGGTCTTTTAGTAGTGCGTAGTATTTTTCTTGTTGTGGTGTTAGCGGTACGTCTCGGGTTTGGTAAGTAATGTCGGGCAAGTCTAAGCACTCCTCCTTGGTAAAACGTATTGCTGGCTGTAACACACCATGTACGACGGTTTCCGCATCGGGCTTTGGTATCCACTTAAACATAGATATGCGGTGCATCACCTTGTCTCTGAAGTGCGAATAAAACTTAGGTACACCCGTTGGGTTAATTAGCTTGGCAATACCATAGGCATCAACAGGGGATTGAGCCGCAGGGGTTCCCGTCAACATCCATAACCATGTATCTGGTTTGATTAGGTTGTGCATGGTCTTCCAACGGTTGGTCGTTGGGTTTTTATACGCATTAGCCTCGTCTATGACAATTAAATCAAAGCCGGCTTTCTCGATGTCTTCGGCAATAATTTCAATGCCGTCATAGTTAATGATGACAAACTCTGCCCCATCATTAATAATCTTTTTGCGTTTCTCTCTTGTGCCGTAGGCAATATCGACTGTGCGGTGTATGGCAAACATAAATAAGTCAGCCCTCCATGCCGAGTCCATAATAGATAGTGGGCACACCACTAGCACTCGTTTAACCAAACCAAGTTTCATTAGGTAGTCAGCCGCCCATATTACGCTTGCTGTTTTACCTGTGCCTTGTTCATTAAAACAAAATGCTCGGCGGTGCAGGGTTAAAAAGGACGCCGTTTCTTTTTGGTGGTTAAACGGTTTGTGTAAACCAGTCCATTCATACTTTGCTTGTATGGGGGAAGGCACATCTTTGATTTTTAAATTTTTTAATACTTGGGCTTCTTCTACGCCCCAATGAACAAGAACTTCGTGATAGTTCTCTTTGGAAGAAAACAACTTACTCTTTGGGATAATGCTTGTGATCTTCTCGGGGTCTCTTACTTTAAGCAGTAACGCTCGGTCTTCAATGATTTCCATCATTCCTCTCCTTTAATAGTTTTTCAGCGTAGTCAAACTCTTGCTTAAGCCTTGCTTCTAACTCCGCTATTTGATCTGCCTGTGCCTTATTCATCGCTATGGATGACTCCAGCCCCTCTTCCAAATGCTTTATGTAGTCTGCTTGATACTGCTCCATGCGCTTTTTTGCAAACTCCTCGGCTTCTTTTAAAGAACATACTTTGTACTCGTCGGTTTCTTTCATATAGGTTCCTCGGTCTATGTCTCTAGCAATCTTGCGTGCCTTATCAAAAAACTCTTCACTCATTTTTGAATCCTTTCCCATAA